CTTTTTCAAAACAGATTATGTAGTAACCTGCACAGAATTGACTTTTGCTTTTTGGTGTTTTTGTGTACACAGGCAACTGTTTCTGTACATCAAACATAGGGTTGTAAGGATGTTGGCTACATGGATAGCCATGCACCTCAAAATTGTCCGTTTGCACCTCATCTTGTATTCTTGGTGTGTTTGATTCAACGAAAATGTCCACACCAAATTTAGTGAACAGGCTCTCTGGGGTATGAAACACTTGTCTTGAATCTTTTTTTGAGAGAAAGATCCAACCATTATCGCTTTGTTTCTGCAGGGTGCCTAATTTTTGTCCGTTTTCTTCAACTATCCAAAATTTATCTTTTACAAGCGTCTTTGCTCTTACTGTCATGTATTCAACCTCGCATTAAAAGGCTCAACGTACAGTTGTGCCTGCTCACTAATCCTATTTAAATCGTACTTGCCACAGAACTTCATGAATCTGATTCCTACTTGGTCTATGCTTTTGGCCTCTGCCTTGGCCTGTGCAATCGTTTGATCAAGTTCTTCAACGATGGCTTCTGGTTGTGCGTGTAGATCCACTAGCAGTCTGTTTCTTTCGTAATCTTCTAACACCCTGTGTTCGTTACCGTCATGGTCGACCCACTTGCTCAACATGAGATTGTTCCAAGTGTATCCTTTCTCGTGTCTGTCTGCGAATGCTTCCTGCAGGCCGATCTTGTTCTTGGTACCTTTTGTACGAACGCCTGGATACGCTGAGAATATATTGTCTGATGGGTCACCCCTCATACTCTTCTCAAATACTATCCATTCCGTATCTGGTGCAGGTTTGGGTGCCTTTAATTTTTTGTCTACCACCGGATTGCCTTTTGCGTCGAACCATCCTTCGTGTGTGAGTGTGGTCTCATTCACACCATTATACTGTTTCACGTTAGGTGTTATCAATTGATTTAGATCCTTGTCTGTGCTGATTATGACATGATTGTTATCTGGATGATTATCTATCCATCTTGCTATGAGATCGTCTGCTTCTGCTCTTGGATTCCTTAATACTGTTGCGTTGGTCTTGGTCTTTATGAATTCCACAAAGTCGTCATAAACCTCCCAGAAGACCTCGTTCTCTTCCTTTTCCTGCTGAGTCATAGCGTCAGCCATTTCCTTACGGTTTCTCTTGTATGGTGCGTAGTGGTCTTTGCGCCATGATCGTCCCTCTAGACAGAATACGACATGCTTGCCTTCAAAGTCCTGCCAGGCCTTTTTGATGCTGTTCATCATGATGTGTATAGCCATGCCCACCTTCTCAGAGGTATCGCCTCTGATCACGTGTCTAGCCCTGAAGAATGTATTGGCTGTGTCTACTAGGATGTGTGTCATTACGACACCTCAGTTTTGCCGTCGTCTCTTCTATTGATCTGAACGTAGCCAGATCCAGTGACGTCTATGCCTTGCTCATTACCTATAGTTCTGCAAAGTGTCTGGAACCATCTATCTACAATCTCTTCCTCGGTCTGTCCTTGGTATCCAGACTGTTTCAACATGTTCACGAACTCGTCATTCCAATCTAGTTCAAAGAAACCGTTCCTTGGATTCTCAGGATTCACATTCAAGTTCAACACCTTGACGATAGGTTCTTCACTTTTTTTAGACTTAGAACCTTTTGTGTTCTTTTTCTTTATAGTTGTATTTGTTGTTTTTTTAACCTTCATAATAGTATTATACCTTATTTTTACCTTTAAGTCTACCTATGTGCCCCATTGATTACCAAATAAATCCACATGCAATCTTGGAGTGTATTTGTATCCGTTCTTCATGGCCATGTCTGCCACTTGCGATGCTGTTTTTGCCTGTCCTTCCTGTGTGGCCCCCACGGCCATTAAATATATGTCTCCTGTGACGCCTGCCTGTGCGTATACCTCTCTGGCCGCATCCACTTCCTTTAGATCCTGTTCATCCTGTACTACGAATTTGAAATATAAATGTGTGTTTGGTATAGATGCATACTGTCTGGCAACATCTGCTCGTATGGCTTTCTCCCATAACTCACCTGAAATGCTCAACTTAGGTGATGTTGACCAAGTTACGTGTACTGGATTATTGGTGTAATCACCCGCAGTCAGCCCATGCATGAATTTGTCAAAGTTGTCCTTCCATGGTTGTGTGCAATTGGTTTCTATAGTGATATTCTTTAAATCTTTGAAGTTTGGTTGTCTGATCAGTGCCTCGACCTGTCTCTGCCACATCATGGGTTCACCGCCTGTTATTATGAAGTGTACGTCCTGACCATTTGAACAGGTCCATTGGTTCTCCGGAGTGAATGCAGTGACTTTTTTGGCTATCTCGTCAACAGGATCCCAATCAACTAGATGCTTGTACCTTGAACTCCAACTGGCACTTGCGTCACAGCCGATATTGACCACTGGTAAATCTGATATATGTTTCAAGTTTGTTATGTCTTGGGTGTTGTAAGGCATGTCCTCGGGTTTGATCCATTTACTTTTATCTCTACCCTGTCCGAATCCATGGCAGTGAAAGTTGCAACCAAATGTTCTAAAGAAAACACTAGGTACGCCGACAAATCTGCCTTCACCTTGTACACTGTAAAATATTTCTGAGTATCTTATTTTTTCCATATTGTTGGATCTATGTTTTTTGTTGCTTTGACCATATCTTTAATTGTATATTGCTCTTGTTTTTCTGTCAACTTACTTTTATTTAGGTCGTCTGGAAAATCCCTGTATAGGAAGTGCTGTATAGTATCCACATCTACATATTGGTTGAATCCCACATGTACCCGATCAACATCCTTGTCGGTGATGGTCATAGTCATAGCATCATCGAGTAGTTGCATGTTCTCAAACTCCATGTCGATTCTGAACTCTGGTAAATCCATAGATCTGAATCCCAATTTCATTCTTGTAATCCTGTATGTAAGCATTTTTTTATGTTCAACTAATTTGTCTAGGAAAAGGCTCATTTTGGCAACGAAATCGTGTGCTGTAATATTTTCCTTATGATCTGCGTATATTGTGTATATGTTAGCCAAAGTAATCCTCCTGTGTTCCTTCTCTATACAAATCCTGTGTGATGCAGTGAACTCCGCCATCCCAGAAATACCTATGCCTAAAGTTGAATATAATAGGTTCAACTTTGTGTTTTTTAAAGTGTGCAAATACTTCTTGGTTATAGTTGTTGCATATTATAGTGTTTTGGTCTATAGACAACATGTTTACATCAAACACGGTTTCTTCCACATAGCCTACCCAGTCCTTCATCCAAGTGTTAACAAATTCAATAAGTTGGTCGTTGTATTCTTCACCTTTGAGCCACCAACGTCCTCCTACTTTTTCTTTCACTTTTAAAAAAGAACTGACCTTATTCCATGATTGATCCGGCAGATAACACACGTCCCATCCTGGGAATTCGTTTTTATAGTTCTGAATTTCATTCAATGATATGATACAACCTGGTTTGATCACACAAAATGAAGCATCACTATGATATCCTCTGTTTGATATATGCACTCGAAATCCTTCTTGTGTCCATTTGTTTTTATATTGTGTGACAATATGTGGGGGAGTATCTTTATGTAGATCCCACCATAAATCTTTGCCAACACGGCATATTCCTGCGGTGGTTATGCTACCGTCTGTTTGTACAATTTCCAAATTATCACGTGCAATTTGTTTTAAGATACCGGAGTACCCTTGAGAACCGCCTGACACTGCGTAAAGTTTTTCTCCAATAACCGCAAAATGATCTCTCGGACATACAGGAGGCCTGAAAATATTTTTTAAGGATCCTACTTTATCTATATCGAGGAAACTTCTATAAGTTTTGACTCCCGCATCTTTTAATATTTTTTCCAGTGTTTGATAATCTTCTTCAGTCTCATCTGCTATACGTTTCAACGGATCCATGATCTTGTTATTCTTGTAAATTGGTAAATCATGGAACCATTCTGCTTTGAATCCAGAACCTATCCAACAGTGTTTTAATGGATCAAATATAGCGTAACCTTTTATGGGAATATTATTTTTTTGGCTTGTCATTTTTCTTGTCTAGCCGAACTATATTACCTGATTTCAGATGACCCACAGATTCTCTTTTGATGTCGTGGTGTGAGAAGTTTGCCCAGTAAAGTTCAAAGGCGACTCCGTCCTCTAGGCCTTCGAATGAATGATAAAGTCCCGGCTTCACAGCAGTGAAGTCTCCTGGATTCAATATTGTTTCGTCCACTAGGTCGTAGTCCTTCTGCCATACCCTGATCTTAAGTTGGCCACTCATGCAATAAAAACCGTTCCACTTCCATTCGTGCAGATGCTTGGAGCACACCCCACCTTTCTTGTAATCTATCCTGTGGAACTCAAGTGAATTGTTTGCGAGGATAAGTTCCGTTTCACCCCAAATTTTTCCTGCTTTGTTTGACATAAATTTTGTACCTTCCTATTCAATATTATATAGGATATTTAGATGAGT